TTAAGGCTCCGCAGCCTGAAGGCGGCGCTCGCAAGAAGTCATTCTGTGCCCGGATGTCAGGGATGAAGAAGAAACTCACGAGCAAGAAGACCGCGAACGACCCCAACAGCCGTATCAATAAGTCGCTTCGAGCATGGAAGTGCTGACATGGAGATGATGCTCTGGAACATTGCACTCAGCGTCGTGGTGGCGGTTATGGGCTTCTTCTTTAAGGGGAAGATCACCGAGTTGGATCGTCTCGGCATCCTACTCAATAGGACCCGTGAAGAAGTCGCCCGCGAGCATGTGACTCGTTTGGAGATGAACACGATGGTCGATAAGTTAGGAGACCGGTTCGACCGGGCCTTTGAGCGGCTTGAGGCTAAGGTAGAAGAGATAGGGAAACGAGGTTGAACCATGGCACGTAAAATGCGTAAATTTTCCGAAGGTGGCGCACAAGGTCGTTATGACCGTCGTATGGCTGACATCGAGAAAGACTTCAAAAAGGCTATGACCCGTAAGACGGGTAAAGATGCTGAGGTAGCTGAGGCAAAGCGCCAGCAGCGCATTGCTGACGCCAAGGATGACCTTGCTAAGCGTATGGGGACAGACCGTACCGCTACACGCGCCGCAGAGCGCGCCGCAGAAAGCAACCTGACAAAGACCCGTAAGTATGGCGCACCTAAGGCCGTGACAGCCGAAGCTCCAGCCGCAAAAGTTACCGAGAGCCTGTCTTTACCTAAGATGGATAGCTCCATCGGTGCGAAGCCTACACAAAAATCTACACAAAAACCTGCACAGAAACCTGTACAGAAGCCTTCTGCTGCTGATACGGCTCGGGGTAAATTCTTCCAAGACAGCCTAGCAAAAGCTGACTTTAAGAAAACCGCAAAGATGGCTGAAAAACCTATTGCACCGTCCAAGCTCGACACCAAAGCCCTTGCGGACTTAAAAGCTAAGGCTGGCGCAGGTAAAACTCCCACCACAACGGGTGGCACTGCACTACGTGGCAAGCCCGGTGGTACTCCACTTGTACGTTTTGGTCGGGACGTCGCTAATGATCCTGCACGTAAGGCTAAATTAGCTGATCTAAAGCGCGCAGCAGAAGCTCCCGGGGCAACTCAGTTTGCGAAGGGTAGGTACGAAGCTGCCGTATCGTCCGGTATGTACGCCAAGGGTGGCGCAGTTAAAGAGAAGGACAAAGTCATGATGAATAAGAAGTCAACACCCCCACAGCCATCCGCTGCTGATCGCGCTCGCAGCAAGAAGCATCTAGCTGAGCTTAAGAAGCTCAAGCCATCTGCTGGAGAAGGCAAGGTAGTCGCAAGTGCAAACCGTTCCGAAGGTCCGGGCTACAAGAAAGGTGGCAAAATGGCACCTAAGTTTGGCGCTGCGCTGGTGAAGAAGTCTGCTGACACTAAGGGTCGTGCAATGGTCAAGAAGGCCGGTGGTGGCAAATGCTACGCCAAGGGCGGCTCGATTGACGGCTGTGCCGTTAAGGGCAAGACCAAGGGTAAGATGGTCTAATGCGCGCTTGTCGGGGCATGGGGGCGATGAATCCCTCCAAGATGCCGGGTAAGAAGACGATCAAACGGAAGGACAATCCTGACGATGTCTCAATGTACGCAAAGGGAGGTAAAGCCAAGCTTGACATCTCCAAAGCGATCAAGAAACCCGGCGCACTCCGTGCGCAGCTTGGCACTCCTGAGGGTAAGAAAATCCCAGCAGGAAAACTTGCTAAAGCTGCCAAGGCCCCCGGCAAACTAGGTCAGCGTGCTCGGTTCGCACAGATGCTGAAAGGCTTTAAGAAGAAGTAATGGCACGGTCGGACGAACCTAAGTGGAAACGCATTGTCGCTAGTGTAAAAGCTGGCGACAAAGGCGGTAAGCCGGGTCAATGGTCCGCCCGTAAAGCCCAGCTTGCGACCCAACGGTATAAGAAGTCCGGCGGCAGCTACAGCGGCCCGAAGACAGAAGCGCAGAAATCCTTGTCCAAATGGGGTAAGGAAGACTGGGGAACCAAGTCAGGCAAGCCATCCACACAGGGGGCGAAAGCAACTGGCGAACGATACCTTCCGAAGAAGGCACGACAGGCGCTGACATCTTCTGAATATGCTGCTACAACCAAGGCGAAGCGTGAGGGCACAAAGGCGGGCAAGCAGTTCGTCAAACAACCCAAGAGCGTTGCCAAGAAGACAGCGAGATTTAGATGACCACATCCGGCACTACAGCATTTAACCTGAACCTTAACGAACTCGTTGAGGAAGCGTTCGAGCGCTGTGGTGCCGAGCTTCGGACGGGCTATGACCTGCGTACGGCGCGGCGCAGCCTGAACTTGCTCACCATCGAGTGGGCAAACCGTGGCATTAACCTGTGGACCATTGAGCAGGGTTCAATCCCGATGGTGCAGGGGCAGATCGTCTATGACCTACCTGCGGATACCATTGACCTCCTCGACCACGTGATCCGCACGCAGACTGGCCAAGGCCAGACGGATATCAATATTACCCGTATCAGCGTCGATACTTACTCAACCATCCCAAATAAGAACGCGCAGGGTCGCCCTATTCAGGTGTGGATCAACCGCCAGTCAGGCGCGACTGAACCGGTGTCTGGCGTGGCTTATCCGAACATCAACGTCTGGCCTGCCCCAGAGCAGTCCAACTATTACACCTTCGTCTACTGGCGGCTTCGCCGTATTCAGGATGCTGGCAACGGTATCACGACGCAGGACATCCCGTTCCGTTTCCTACCGTGCATGGTAGCTGGGTTGGCTTTTCACCTGTCGAAGAAAATCCCCGGCGCGCTTGAGCGCAGCCAGATGCTTAAGATGGAATACGAGGAGTTGTGGCAGCAGGCTGCTGACGAGGATCGCGAAAAGGCTGCGTTGCGCATCGCACCGCGCCAGATGTTCTATTAAGGAGAAGCAATGCCAAATAGGTTTGCCTCCGGTAAATGGGCAATTTCGCAGTGTGATCGCTGCGGGTTCCGCTATAAGCTCAAGCAGCTTCGGCGTCTCGTCATCAAGACGAAGAACGTCAATATCCTCGTGTGCCCGTCATGCTGGGAACCAGATCAGCCGCAGCTTCAACTCGGTATGTATCCGGTTGATGACCCTCAAGCGCTGCGCAACCCACGTCCGGACACGACATATTTCCAAGCAGGTCTGACTGGTCTGCGGATCGAGACCCAAGGTGAAGTGCCCAATGACAACGTGCTGGACTCCGGTACGCCGTCGGGCGGTAGCCGTATAATCCAGTGGGGTTGGAATCCTGTTGGCCTAAATAATCCTTTGGGTTTATCTGGGCTTCCAAATACGCTATTAGGTAGTGGTCAAGTGGGGACCGTAACTGTTCAGACGGAGAATTAATATGGCTAAAGGTGGTAAGACTAACAAGCAGATGTTGAGCATGGGCCGTAATCTTGCGAAGATTGCGAACCAGAAGAGCGGCAGCAAGCCGAAGAAGGACATGGGAAAGGTCAATAAAAATGGCTGAATATAAGCAACCTAAGGTCTACACACAGGCCGACCTCGGTAACAACGGCTATCCCAACAAGATTACCAATACCCAAACGCAGAAGACTCGTGGCACGGGTGCAGCGACCAAGGGTACTGGGCACAGCAAGAAGATGGGCTGATGAACTACGCTCAACTGTTCGAAACGATCAAAGGGTACGTCGAAAACGATTTCCCCAACACCTCATGGACCGGCTCTGACGGCTCCAGCACGGTGACGTTGACGTCTACCGAACAGATTAACACGTTCATCCAAGAGGCTGAGCAGCGTATCTTTAACACGGTGCAGCTTCTCGACCTCCGCAAGAACGTGACGGGCAACTGCACGTCAGGGAATAAATACCTGTCTGTGCCTTCAGATTGGCTGGCCAACTTCTCAATCGCGGTGATCGACGGGAGCGGGAACTACGAATATCTGCTGAACAAGGATGTGAACTTCATCCGGCAGGCGTACCCCAACCCCAACGATCAGGGTCTTCCATACTGCTACGCCTATTTCGACGAGAACTCGTACATCCTTGGCCCAACGCCAGATAGCAATTACTCCGTCGAACTGCACTACTTCTACTACCCGCCTTCGATTGTGACTGCGGGTACGTCGTGGTTGGGCGATAACTTCGATAGCGTCCTGCTTTACGGATCGCTGCTTGAAGCGTACACTTTCATGAAGGGCGAGGCAGATATCATCGCAGGATACCAGAAGCGGTATGACGAAGCGATGGCGATACTTAAACAGCTTGGCGAAGGTAAAAACCGTCAGGATATGTATCGTTCTGGCCAAGTCCGGTATCCGGTGAGGTAATATGTTTAACGGACTCAGCGACGTCGGAAATGTGATGGTCATGGCGACCGAAGGACGTGGTTTCACGCCTGAGGAAACTGCTGAGCGCGCACTCGACAAAATCATTTACGTGGGTAGTCAGGCACACCCTGCTATTCGCGATCAGGCCGAAGCCTTTAAGGACAGCATCCGTCAGGTGCTCGTCCACTATATGCACGAGGCGGTGCGGTCTCATAACGTAACTCTGGTAAACAAATTTAAACAGGCGGGTCACCCAGAGTTGATCCCGATCCTCGACGCATAAGGAGGCCATAACGTGGCAATTACACAAGCAATGACTACGTCGTTCAAGGCCGAGCTTATGCTGGCCGTGCACGATTTCCGGGCTACTGGTGGCGACACCTTCAAGCTCGCCCTCTACACTTCATCCGCTTCGCTGGATGCCAACACCACGGCATACACATCCAGCCAAGAAGTTTCCTCTTCGGGCACGAACTACACCGCTGGTGGTGGTTCGCTGGTGAACCTTGGCGTTGTGACGTCGAACAATACGTCCTCGTCTGGCACGGGCTTCACCGACTTCTCGGACCTGACCTTTGCTAACGCAACGATTACGGCACGTGGCGCGCTGATCTATAACAGCACACCTTCGGCTAACTCGAACGCGAACACCACGTTGACGAACGCTGCTGTGGCTGTGTTGGATTTTGGTTCGGATAAGACCTCGACGGATGGTGATTTTACGATTATCTTCCCGACGGCCACAAACACGACGGCCATTATTCGTATCGCGTAAGGAAAACTAATGGCTCTTGTCCTCGCTGATCGCGTTAGGGATACCACTGCTACAACTGGTACGGGTACGGTAACGCTCAGCGGGACCGCGCCGACCGGGTATCAGAACTTTTCGGTAATCGGTAACGGTAACACGACGTATTA